CTTCTATTACCACCGACTGAAGGAGCACCACCACCAACAAGGTTTGATGGAGCTTTCAACAAGGTTGCGGATGTCATATCAATCGTAGAACCATCATCAGAGATAGATGAGTCGTGTAAGTGGTGAGTACCTGTTCCTTTTTGGATTTTGTTGTTGGTTGGGTAGTTTGGACTTCCAATCGCAGAACCACTACCAAATAGAGCAACCGCTTGTTCGTGGTCACCACCTAAATGGTATTCATACATCCAATCATCATTTTCACCATCCCAAAAGAATGATGATGTAGTAGCAGAACCTGTATCTACAACTGAAATACCACCTTTTGGTAAGGTTGGAAGTGCGTTGTTCAAGATAATGAATGCGTCACCAATGATTGTAGCAGAGCCAGTCACGAAATCGATGTGACCGATTGAAGCGCTTTGAGCATTCAATGTGTCTACTGATACAACTTGACCTTGAAGGTTAGATACAGTTTGTGCTGAAGATGAAACAACCCCACTTGGGAGTGAGGTCAAATAAGAAGATGTAGCACTTACCAATGCGTTTACAACACTATCATTTGATGAGGTGTATGAGTTGAAAGTCGTGGTGTCTAACTTTGTAGACAACGATGAATCAACTGAAGATGTGTAAGTGTTGAATGTAGATGTTTCCAACTTACCAGCAACTGAACTATCGTTTGAGGATGTGTATGCGTTGAAGGTTGTATTGGTTACAAGAGAACTTGTATCAATAGTAGGAACATTTATTGCGTATGACGCTGTGACTGCGTAGTCAGCGTAAGATGCCGAAGGGAATGAAACGGAAAGTACACTTCCTGTTCCATCCAATAAGGTTGAACCACTTACCTGAACGAGTTGTTGGTAAGTGTTTTGTATTTGTTCGTTAGTTAAATCATATCCCATCTTCTATCCTCTTATTGTGGTAAGTATTTGTAGCGTGAATCAGTTATTTTGATACCCATTTTTTCCATTCTCTCGTAGTACGCGTTTCTACCTACGAAAGGAGATTTGAACTGACTTCTTTGGTCAGGTGTGATTTCCATACCTGTTTCAGTTCCGAATGATGGGAATAGAGTTTGATTGTCAATCAAGTAACCAACTAATCTTTCAGAATACCATTCAGCTTTATTCTTTACTGACTCTCTCTTCTTATCGTAGATGTTAGTATCAGCTGCGGCAGCTTCTTGACCACCTTGTGGAATCAAAAGACCATTGTTTCTTGGTCGTAACCAAATCGCCTCAAGAGCTTCGTAATAAGCCCAATACAAGAGTGCGTCTTGGATGTAGTTCATCAAGGTGAGGTAGTTTCCTGTCACCTGTGAGTTGTTTACCTTGTCAATCATCTCAAGGTATAGCTTGTTACCCAACATTCTCTGAATGTGGATGTCTTGTCCTTCTCTAACAGCGTTCTTCAACAAATCAGGGTCTAATGCGTTGTTGAGGTCAGAGAAGTTTTTCAGTTTGTTTTCTGAAATGAATAATGTAGTTGTCATTGTACTGCCTCCACTTTATTTTCTAATGTTGCCTCTTCTACAACATCTGATTCGTTTGAAGTCACAACCGTGGTTTCTTGTTCACCATCATCGAAGAGTTGTACTTGTTGAACACCTAAAGTAGTATCTACACCATTCACTTTGAAAATGCTTTCAAATGTCTTTAGAATGTCAGATTGGATAGGTTGGATAACCGTAATCAAGAAGTGAGCGTATGCGTCTAACAACTCTTGTCTTCCACCCAACTGACCTTCAGTTTTGATACCTAATAACATAGGTGATGTGATTCGGTGACCTGTAAGAATCTTTTGAGTCACCATATCGTTTACAACCGTGTAATATCCATCAGCACCATTTTGTGGGATAGGAGTGATTACAGGCGCTTGGTCTTTATTAGCTACATCCATATACATCAACGAACCAGCGTTGTCAGTACCACTATATGCAGCTCTCAACATTCTTTCGATTGCTTCTCTTTCTTCATCGTTAGCATCCGTGAATGTTGTAATAGCAAGAGATGGTGCAAGACCATTCTTGAGGTTATTAGTGTGGAAGTTATCCACTTGAGCATCCAACTCGATTGTCTTGATTGAACCCATATAGTCAGGGATTGGATAATAATCCAAGCCAGTTGAATAAGGTCTGAAATACAAGATTTGAGAAGGAGATGTTCTATCTACTTTAGAGAACTTCGGAATATAAGGGATGTCCTTTTTGTAAGGAACTACGGATTTATTTTTACCCCATCCACTCCAAACATAATAGCCAGGACAATGACCTCTATGGTCGTGTTTGTGAGCACGGATGTATGAGAAGTCAATATGGTAAACTTCTGCGATTTTGGTTCTATCGTTAGACCAAATCAGCTCAAGAGCAAATCCTCCGTAAAGAACTCGGTCTAAAGCGACTTTATTGAAGATATCATTCCACGATTCACCTTCCTTGTTAGCCAACTCCAAGAGCGACTCATCAATGCCTGTAAGACCTTGACCGATTACTGCTTGGTGTTTAGCATTTACACAAGTAGCGTGTACTGAAGATTTGTGATATAACTCAATCAAGAGTTGAGGAAACTTATTATCGTTACCAAAGTATACGATATCCCCTTTATCATCTTCAAACATCAATCCATCAGGGTAGTAATACTCCCCATACTTTGGAATGATACTGAACTTATGTTTCTTATTTTCCATATTCATTATCCTTGATATACCACATAAGCTCCGACTTCATTAGTAGAGGAGTAGTTTGTCCTTCCAATACTCTCTAAAACGAACGCTCTTGAGGTCCATATTCCGTTTCCTGTTGTGGTAGGAATGCCAGGTACTGATGACCAAGTATTTCCCATCAATCCCCATTTTCTTGCTTCAGTTCCGTAAACTGAAACAGCAACAGCACTTGCATCCCAAGCGGTTGCTTCTACATCCCAATCTTCTTCATCAGTATCCCATTGGATTGATGAGTCAGTTGTTGGAAAGATTTGTAGTTCATATGTTCCACCAAATAGGGGTAAGGTGGATGTAGATGTTCCAACTACATACGATGATGTCGAAACATTGATAGGGAGTTTAACCCATTGTCCGTAGTTAGAACCTGTAGCAGTTCCCACGAACTCTTCTTGGGAGAAAACATCCGTAAACTTATAAACGAACGAAGACCCATCAGCAAAAGAAGCTGTGGGTTCAAACGCAAATGTATTAGATGATGACTCGTTTAGTTTTATCATTTTATCTCCCAAAGAATAGTAGAAGGGGGGATTTTACTCCCCCCCATTACTATTATATAGATTTTAGCCTAAAGTGATACCTGTAAGTACACCAGCCAAATCAGAACCTGATATTTCAGATGCTGGTTCTGGCTCTTGACCTGTGAAGGTCAAAGTGTATCCGTTAAGGTCACCGAAAGCAGTACCTGTCTGGCCTTGTCCACCACTCAATGACAATCCACGAGTTTGTCCTAACAAGAAGAACACACCAACACCATCTTCTGAACCATTGTTGGTTTCAACAATCATTCTGATATCTGGGTTTTTGGCGAGAACTCTAACCTTGTTACGAGTTTCGGATTGAAGTTTGTGGAACGGCGCGTTCACGGTTTGTTCGTAGAAGATAGTTCCGTTTTCTACATTCGAGTTGATTGCCTCGGTGAAATCACCTGTTTGGCGAGTTAACTCAAACTTGTAGAAAGAACCAGAACCACTAATGTCTGAAAGTAAACCGGTCGTACCGCTTGTTGAAACAATAGAGCCAGACAAGATGTAGATGTTTTTCAAGCCACCGGTATTGTCACGGCAACCTAAAGTAAATCCTGAAGTAATATCACAAGAACTCATATCTTATCTCCTTTTATTATATTCAACAACTGATTAAGCTAAATCGTTAGAAACCCAGAACTCTGGATAAGCGATGTTAACACCTAACTTGGAAACAACTCTGTGCTTCAACTTGTCATCATTGATATCGTACCAAAGTTGGAAGTTAGAAACATCAGACAACAAATCAGTACCAACTACGATGTGCTTAGCAGGACCAGTAACCATACGGTTAGAACCTTGAAGACCGATTGTACCTACAACAGTTAAGTTAGGAGTGAATGGGTGCTTCATAGCCATAAAGTTTACGCGGTTTTCAACTGACGCAGGGTCGAAGTGGTAGTTGTTTTGAGTGCGCAACCAAGCAACATACTTGCGGAAGTTAGTGATTGACATAAAGGTAGTCAAATCTTCGCGGTCTTGAACATCAGCGCTCAAAGCGAACAACTGCTGGTCAACCAAGTCACCAATGTTAGCTGAAGTAGGAGCAGTAGAACCTGTTACAACAACACCAGTAGTAGAACCAGAGATGATAGTAGTCAAACCATCAACACAGTCACCGGCAGCAGTAGTAGCGCCCCAAATGAACTGGTCGTTAGATTTTTGGAAACCCTTAACGATTTGGTCAGCGTATTCTTGAACCAAAGTGAATGACTCGTTGTAAGAACCAGCAGGTTGCATTACACCCAAGTATTTGGTGTCAAGGTCACGAAGACACAAACCATCGTGAGATGAGCGTTGACATACTTCGATGTCGCGTTGTGCGAATGAAGCAGTTCCAGCCATAGCTGTAACACAGCCACGACCATCAACGATATTTAAGTCAACTTCGAACAAGTTGATTGGTTCTTTGTACTTGATACCTTCTTTTACGGTAGCGTACTCAATGGTAGAACCTTCCATAATAGCTTTTACGAACAACTCACCGGCTGTTTCGTTATTGAAAGCTGCTAATGTAGATACATCAAATGCCATAATAATACCTCTTTTTTATTATTTTTTGTTTTTAAGAGC